AAGCTTGGGGCAAATACATGGAGAACCGCCAGAAAGACGCACAGGACAGCGGGGCAAATGGAGTGCTTGGAGCAGTGCCGGAGGACGGAGCAGGCGACAACGGCAAGAATGTTTTTGAAGCAGCTATTGACAAGCTGTTTCCAGAAGTGAAGTAAGGAGGTAGCAGGCATGAGCGAATATGCAGTAGAGAAAAGAGAAACAGCGCCGAAAAACTTCTTTGCTGGCGACTTCCCAACAGTGCCGGAAACGGGGACTGCGGGTGCGGATATTAAAGAGTATGCGCCAGTAATGGTTGACACGGCGAGTGACAACAAAATTATCCCGGTAGCCAAAGGAAGCGAAGCAAGCGCAATCGGCATTTCTGCGGCAGCAGCAGGAAACGGGGAACCCGTGACATATTACATGACAGGTGAGTTTTTCACCGACGCATTAAGCGTTGAAAGCGGCACTGATGTGGCGAAAATCAAAGAAGCATTAAGAAAAGTATCAATCTTTTTGAGATAAGGAGGAAAAAGAAATCATGGCAAATGAAGTATCTATTTATGAGCCACGGACAATGGGCAGAGTGGTTCAGAAATTACCGCCCGTGCGTACCTTTTTCAGAAGTACGTTTTTCAAACATGAGGAAACTTTCACAACAAAAAATGTTGATGTAGATTTCAGAAAGGGCAGCAGAAAGGTTGCGCCGTTTGTAAGCCGCTTAATTGGTGGAAAGGTAGTGCCGAACACTGGCTATGAAACAAAGACCTATACGCCGCCTTTAGTAGCCCCGGAAAAGGTCACAACGGTTGACGACCTTTTACAGAGAAGACCGGGTGAAAGTATTTATTCCGGCAGAACACCTGCGGAACGTGCCGTATTGAAAATGGCAGACGATTTTGTGGAATTAAGAGAACAGATTGTGCGCCGTGAAGAATTGATGTGCGCCCAGACAATCTTCACTGGTAAAATTCCCATTATCGGTGACGGCGTGAATGAAGAAATTGACTTCTTTTTCACCAACAAAGAAACCATTTCAGAAGCAAAGAAGAAATGGACTGCCGACACTTCCGACCCTATCGCAGATTTAAAACGCTGGCATGAAACCGTCCAGAAGACAGGTTTTGTGAACTGCGATATTTGCGTTATGGGAACAGGAGTTGCAAATGCGTTTGTGGGCAATGCAAAGGTGCAGAAAGTTCTTGACGTAAAGAACTACAATTTAGCAGTTATCCAGCCACGACAGCTTCCGAACGGTACAACGTATCTGGGAACCATTCACGAATTAGGGCTTGATATTTACAAGTACAACGAATGGTATTTGGACGACTGGACAAACCCGGCAGCACCAGAGGACAAGCCGCTTGTACCTGCGGACAGTCTGGCACTGTTAAGCACAAGCAGTGACTATTCCATGTACTACGGCGCAATTACACTGATTAAGGAGCCGGACGGCAACTTTATGACCGTTGAGGGAAAATATGTGCCGGACACATGGACAAAGCGCAAGCCTGCAAGAAGATTTCTCAATCTGTCTTCCGCACCGTTATGCGTACCGCATGACGTTGACAGCTGGTTTGTTGCAACGCCTATTTAATGGACTTCAAAGCACAGCTTGTCAGTGACATGAAAGTGTTTCATAACTGCGGCGAAATGGCAACCATGACAGACGTATGGTATCAAGAAAAACAACACTATATACCCATTATCATTGACCACACGGCAGCCGACGAACGGCAGAGAGGAAGCGGGGACAATGCAGAGGGGTTACACCGTGCGTCATGTCTTGTCTATATGTCGCTGTATGACTTTGGTTGCGTACCAAAGCAGGGGCGGCAGATAGAAATTGACGAAGCCGGGGCGGTAAATATGTACCGTATCGCAAAGGCAGATTGTGAAGACGGGGAAATAATTCTGGAATTGGAGATGTTGGAAGAATGATTGAAATAACATCTGACGCAATAGAAAGAGTTGGAACCCTGCTGGCAGACGTCCCAAAGGGTGCGGAACGGGTCTTTGCTAACGCAATGAACCGTGGTATTTCCAGAGTGAAGACACAGGCTTTGAAAAGAACAAAGCAGGTATACACGGTAAACAATGGCGCACTGACAGCGAGAACAACAATGCAGATAAACAAAGCCAGCACGGGAAACCTTGCGGGCTTTGTTTCGTTTGCAGGAACAAAACTGCCGTTATATCAATTCAAGGTAACGCCCACGAAATCTGGAACAGGAAAACAGGTGCGGGCGGCAGTTAAGAAAGGCGGCAGCGCAACACCGTTTGAAGACGCCTTTGTTGCGAACATGAAAAACGGCATGGGCGTATATGAGAGAGTAACCAGAAAGCGTGTACCGACAGAACAGCTTATGGGTCTTTCAGCTGCGCAAATGGTAGGAAGCCCGGAAGTTATAGACGGACTGCAAGACGAGGTACAAGAACTGGTGAATGAACGTATTGTCCATGAAATGAACAGAATTTTGAATGGATATGGAGGATAAAAAGCATGACACCAGTTTTTTTGCTGGAAAATTTGCAGCGGTTCATAGAAGAAAAAACGGCTGACATTATTTTACCAGTGAGAACCAGAACGGGCAGAAATGAAGTGAAAGAGCGCCCGGCGGCGGTCTACAAAATGGGACTGCCGGAAGCGGACGACGCACAACAGAAAGTGCCATACATTCTGGTTAAGTTCCTAACAGGGACGGACGACAAGGCAGCGGGAGAGCCAGAAGAAGACAGCTGCAAAGTAAGAATTATATTTGCGGTGTATTCCGAAAACGGACAGGACGGACCACTTGCACTTCTCAACCTCATGTTGAGAGTGCGAAGCGAATTGAAGAAAGCCGGAGCAGTTGGCGGCGGTCAATTTGTGCTGGAAATGCCACTGGAATATATCGTGTATCAAGACCCCACGCCGCCGTATTACATGGGGGAAATGGTGACAAATTGGAGCCTGCCAGTCGTACAACGTGACGTGGCAGCAGTTCTGCAAAATTTATAAACAGGAGGTAGAAGACATGGCAAAAGCGACCACAGCAAACGCCACAGCAGCCGAAAAGGACGCTGAAAAGGTGCAGGCGGTAGAAAATACCAGTGAAGCGGAAAAAGCCGCAGAAACGGCAAATGAGCAGACGGAAACGGTAAAGCTGATTTACATTGGACCGAACCTGCCAAAAGCAATGTTGCAGTGCAACAGAATTTTTGAGGGAACAGAAGAAGAAATTGACAAGGAATTGTCTTTTATTCTTGAAAAGTTCCCACTTGTAAAGAAAATGCTTGTTCCGACAACGGAACTTGCGGAGAAGAAAGACAAGGTGAAGACAGCCGGGAACGTATACAACAAGTGGTATTCCGACTTAAAAGCTGCCGCCCTTGCATACGCAGAACGAGAACAGGAGGTATAAGCAATGAGTGACGTATCACATGGAGTAAATGCCGGAAAGACCGACAGCGGAGCAATCACGCCCGTTTCCGTAGACACTGGCGTACATTTTGTAGTCGGTACAGCACCCGTGCAGGCGACCAACGGAAAAGTAAATGAAGTTATCATGGCTTCCAGCTACGCAGAAGCGGTGCAGGCGTTGGGATATTCCGACGACTGGG